GTAGTTGCTATATCACAAACGGTAGACGCTATTAGAAAAGACACTAATCTTAAAGAAATGGAAAGACTTACAGAAAATAGAAGTTTCACTTTTGCAGCAGTAGAAGAACGATCAGATGAAGATAATGATACATTATTATTTACAGGTTATGCTTCTGTCTTTGACAAGCCATACGGCGTTAGAGATAGCAGAGGTACATACAATGAAACAATCAAACCGGGTGCATTTAAGAAAACGTTAAATGAACAAGACGACGTTAGATTTTTAGTTAATCACGACGGTATACCACTAGCAAGAACATCAAGTGGTACATTAAATTTAGAAGAAGATGAATACGGATTATTTGTAAGAGCCGAACTTGATCCAAGCAATCCAACCGTCGCTGAAGTCGCAAGTGCAATGAAGCGTGGCGATCTAAACGAAATGTCGTTTGCGTTTGCAGCAATGCGTGATGACTTCAATCAAAACGGCGACGAAAGAACAGTATCGGAAGCAAGGTTATTTGACGTGAGCGTTGTAACTTATCCTGCTAATCCGTGGGCAGGGGCAAAATTACGTGGCATAGAGTTAGAAAACTTACACAAAGAGCTTGTAGAAGCACGATCTGGCGAAAAAGCAGCAGAAGTTTTAGAAGATTTTATTAACAAAGTTGCAGATAATGACGGCGTTGATAAAAAGCGAAGTAACGCACAAGTTGAACTTTTAAAATTAAAGTTAGAACGGGACGGTATTCGCTAAGACGTAACGCCGTGAAAAAAAGCCGTGTATCACACTTATATTTCACACCTTACGCAGAAGTAAAAGGAAACTACAAAGGAAAATACATACTATGAAAAAGTTAATTGAAGCTAGAGATAGTAAAGTAGCAGAACTTGACGGTCTTTTATCAGAATTAGATGAGATGACAGAGGGTGAAGAATTTGACGGCAAACTTGCAAGATCAAAAGATTTACACGTGGAAATCAAAGATATTGAAGAAAAAATAACCGACGCAAGAGAAGCTGCTGAAACTCTTAAAGCAGTTAAAGAAAGTAGAGATGAACTTGGCGTAGAAGATGATCAAATTGTTGAACAAGAAGCAGTTGTGGAAGTCAATGAGCCAGATATATACAGAGAGGGTGGACAACACTCTTTTATATCTGACGCTTGGCAATCACGTTCTGGTAACGGTGCAGCACAAGAGAGATTAAACAAACACCAAGAATTTGAAGCCAGAGATGTTGGAACAGGTGCTTTTACAGGATTAGTTGTACCACAATACTTAGTTGATGAGTACGCACCAATCGCAAGAGCAGGTTCACCATTTTATAATGCTATACCTAAAAAGGACTTACCAGCATTTGGTAACAAAATTGAAATATCCAGAATAACAACTGGATCAGCAGCAGCAGAACAAGCTAGTGAAAACTCAGCTGTTCAAGAAACAAATATGGACGACACCTTATTGACAGTTAATGTTGATACTATTGCAGGTCAGCAAGACGTTTCAAGACAAGCACTTGAAAGAGGTGGACAACCGGGTTTCTCATTGGAAAATATTATCTTCCAAGACTTAGTTGCAGCTTATTATGGTAAATTAGATAACCTTATGATTAACGGTTCTGGAAGTTCCGGGCAACCATTAGGTATATCACAAGTTTCTGGTATCAACCAAACAACTTATACAGACGCAAGTCCAACAGTTGCAGAGTTATATCCAAAACTTGCAGACGCAGTACAGGAAATCAATTCAAATAGATTTGCACCTGCTACTGCAATCCTTATGCACCCAAGACGTTGGGGTTTCTTAACAGCAGGTGTGGACAGTTCAAACCGTCCATTAGTATTACCAGCTGGTAACAACCCAGACAACGCAGCAGGTGTTGGGGAAGCAGCAGCTTATGGTCAAGTTGTAGGTAGTGTTCTAGGATTACCAGTAATCACAGACGCTAACATTAGAACTGATCTAGGTGCTGGTACTGAGGACGCTATTTATATAGCAAAAGTTGATGATCACATTATGTTTGAAGATAATTTGTTCCAACTTAAATTTGAAGAAACAAACGCAGGTAGCTTAACAACAAAAATGGTTGTTTATGGTTACGTTGCTTTTGCTTCAGGAAGATATCCAAAAGGAATATCAGAAATCGTAGGTACAGGACTTATTGCACCTACATTTTAATTAAATTATGGTTAAGGTGTGTTGGGCAACTAACACACCAGACCATTTAGGAAAGTATTATGGTAAAAGATAAAAAATTAATAGAAGCATTAAAAAAAGAATTAAAACACTATGAAGTCTATGGAAAGGCAGATCGTGCTGAAGAAGTTAAAAAAGCAATTAAAGCAGCTGGTGGAAAAGTTGAAACTAAATCTGCAAAACCTAAAGCTGAAAAAAAAGTAGAGAAAAAGAAGTAATGCCAAAACATTACGGTAAAAAAATGAAAGGTGGCAAAGGTAAAGGCCGAAAGAAAGGTAGATAATATCTTATGGCAATTACTAATGGCTACTGTACACAAAACGAATTAAAAGGTTTTGTAGGAATACCTACAAGTGATAGTGGTGACAATGATTTATTAGATGACGCTGTAAACGCAGCTAGTCGGCAAATAGACGCTTTTTGTGGTCGCATATTCTATGCCCAAGGTTCTGCAACAGCAAGAAAGTTTTTTACAAACGATCCATATAGACTTCGTGTTGATGATATATCTTCGGAAACGGGATTAGTTGTAAAATTAGATGATGATGATGACGGTACATTTGAAGTTACCGTTGCAAGTACAGAGTTTCAATTATTACCAATCAATGGTGTAGTCGGTGGTATTTTAATAAGCCCATTTTATATTGTTGAATTATTTTCTGGTGGTAGTCAAGAGTGGCCTATGGATTATTCAAGTAATAGACCACGTGCAGAAGTTACGGCTAAATGGGGATTTCCAAGTGTCCCAGAACAAATAAGACAAGCAACACTTATGTTATCTTCAGAATTATTTGCCATGCGTAATGCACCACTTGGGGTTGCGGGTGTAGGTGATTTTGGAGTTGTCAATATACAACAAAACAGAGAGATAACACGTATGATAGCACCGTTTCGCAAAGGCACGGTTCTTGGTGTTGCATAATGGCAAATCTTGTATCTATTAGGGACGCATTAAAAACAACAATTAGTAATGTATCTGGTCTAAGATGTTATGACACAGTCCCAGATAACGCACTTAATTTTCCAATAGCAATCATTATTCCAACAAGTATAGATTTTGATTTAGCAATGCAACGGGGTACGGATCAATATGATTTTGATTTATTAGTAGCTGTACAAAGAGCAGACAGTAGAACAGGTCAAGACAAACTTGACGCTTTTGTTACAGGATCGGGAAGTTCTAGTATAAGACAAGTAATATTTACAAATAGTACACTTGGTTTATCTGATACTTCAGCACACGTAACAGGTATGTCTAATTACGGTGCAGATGTTAGTTTAAATGGTATTGACGCGATAGGTGCAAATTTATCAATAGAAGTATTTACGAAAGGTAGTAGTTAATGGCAAAATATAAAATTATCGGTAATAAAAAAGTAATGGGCAAAGAAAAAGGCAAAACAATTTCGGTTACAGATGAACAACAAGCTAAAACATTAATCAAAGGCGGACACATTGAACCTATTACTATTAAAAAAAGACGTGCAAGAAAAAAAGACGGAACATTTAAAAAAGATGACAAAAGTACACCAAACGTTAATGAAGCGTGGGAAGAAGTAGAAAATGGCTAAATTTGTATTTAATGACGGTAAAGTTTTTAGTGGTGGATATGATTTAAGTTCTAACATTACAAGTGTTAATTTAGATATTACTGCTGATGATTTAGACGTTACTACTATAAATAGTGGTGGTTTTCGTAGTCGTATAAGTGGTCTTAAAGATAGTACAATGACTATGGACGGTTTTTACGAAGCAGGGGCAAATAAACCAGACGCTTTACTTGGTGCGAGTGTTGGTAATGAGCTTATTGTTACAACTGTTCCAGACGCAGGGGTTGGCAATACTGCTTACTTTATGAAATCAAAACTATTTGAATATTCAATACTTGGTGAGATTGGCGAAATAGCACCATTTAGTATATCTAAATCACAATCAAGTGATGTTGTTGTACGTGGCACTATACAACTTGATAGTTCATTAACTTCTTCTGGAAATAGTACAGGCACACAACTTGGTGCAGTTGGATCAACAGAAAAATGTTACGCAGCAATACATTGTTACAGCGTAAGCGGAACATCTACACCTACTATAACTTTTAAATTACAATCTGATGATAATTCAAGTTTTACAAGTCCAACAGACCGAATTACCTTTACAGGTATTACATCAATAGGTGCTGATTTTCAAAGTGTAGCAGGTTCAATAACCGATCAGTATTGGCGTTTAAATTATGCAATCACAGGCACTAACCCGGCTTTTGGCATACATGGTACAATCGGTATAGAGTAATATCACACACAACTAAGGCTTATTCTTTCTTTATAAACTTAAAATAAGAAAGGACGGTAAACATTGGCAAAATTTGTTTTAAATAACGCAAGTGTAACTCTTAATTCAGTTGATCTATCAGACCACGTATCAAGTGTTACATTAGATATTACAGCTGAAGAAATTGTAACAACTGCAATGGGCGACACATTTCAAAGTCGTACAGGCGGTTTAAAAGATGGAAGTTTAAGTATAGAGTTCCAACAAGATTTCGCAGCTTCAGAAGTGGACGCAACATTGTTCCCATTGTTAGGTACTACAACTGCTTTTATTGTTAAAGCAGACGCAGGATCAACAAGTTCAACTAACCCGGCATATTCGGGAAGTGTATTGGTTAACCAACATCTTCCATTATCAAATGCAGTTGGTGAATTGGCAACTATGTCTGTTGCATTTCCTACTTCTGGAACAATTAGCAGAGCGACTTCCTAATGGGTAATATGGTTGTCGTCTTAGAGGACGGCACAAGATTAGAAGTTAAAATCAAGCCAATAGATATCGTGCAATTTGAACGTAAGTTTAACGTGCCGGTATCAAAGTTAAATGATGAACAACGTTATGAGTGGTTGTTATATTTAGCGTGGTTAGGTGCAAAGCGTAATGGCGTTACAGAAGATTACGATAATTGGATTGATAAAGTTGAAGAACTAGATATATCTGGCGGTGCTGATTTAAAAGTGTAAACGGGTTTATTGATATGATCGCGGCAATAGCGATTGAAACAGGAATAAATCCGAACGATATAGCAAACTTAGATATGGAAATGTTCAACGCACTTGTAAGAGTTATAGACAAAAAGTACAAAACTTAAAATGGCAAAAGCATTAAAACTTGGACAACTTGCAATAGATAATTCACAAATCATTGATGTTAAAAATGATTTAGTTAAGTATGGTAAGAAAGATGTTTTAAAGGCGTTAACAGCTTTCCATAGAACAATAGCTAAAGAAGTATTAGCTGAAAGTCGTACTTTAGGAAAAAAACAAAATATACCAAAAGGTGATCGTTCGGTTATGGGGTTCACGGCTTCTGGTACAAGAACAGAAGCAAAGATAAATATTAAAACAAGTCAACGTAACGTGTCTGCATTATCACTTGAATTTGGACGAAGATTTATTTATGTACCTGTAAGAGGATCTGGAAAAACTAGAAATATTGACGCAGCTGCCGTAGGTAAGTTAAATTATTCAAGACCAAATGCAAGATTTAGATATAGACGTTGGATTGGAAATAAATACGATAGTGGTGATAGCACCTTTACAAAACTTGGAAAACAGGGATATGTAGTAGGTAAAACAATAGCAAGAAATCAAGATCAAATCGTTGATACATACGGTGATAAGATGATTGACGCTTTACAAGATAGGTTGGCACGTGGCTAGAGAAAGAAAGGTATCAATAGCAATAATCGGTAAAACTAAACAGTTTACCGATAGCATAACTAAATCGTCAAAAGTTCTTAATAAGTTTGGGAGTGTTGCAGCCGGTATAGGTAAAGCTACTGCCGCAGGTCTTGGTATTGCGACTGTCGCTGCCGCAACAGCAGGTAAAGAAATTGTAAATCTTGCTTCAGACGCGAACGAAGCCCGATCCGCTTTTGAAACAACATTTGGCGACGCATTACCAGAATTATCTAACTTTGTTGATAGTTTTGCTAATAAGGCGGGATTAGCAGCATTTGAATTAGAGGGACTTTTAACACAATCTGGTGCTGTTCTTCAAGGTATTGAATTTACAGCAGAGGGATCGGCAGACTTATCACAAAAGTTGGCGACTTTAGCAGGTGATGTTGCGTCCTTTAGTAACGTACAAGGTGGTGCAGAACCCGTATTACAAGCATTTACAAAAGCACTACTTGGTGAGAGAGAAAGTCTTAAAACATTTGGTATAGCTATTCTTGAAGCTGACGTACAACAACAAGCATTTATCATGACAGGTAAGACAAGTGCAAAAGAACTTACTAAACAAGAAAAAGCATTAGCAACGTATGAATTATTATTACAGAAAACAAAGGTACAACAAGGCGACTTAAACAGAACGCAAGAAAGTTTTGCAAACAAATCAAGGGAAGCAACAGCAAAGTTAAAAGAACTTAAAGTTCAAATGGGTAATGAGTTGTTACCAATAGCAGAAGCAATGTTGCCTGTACTTATGGAATTTGTTGCTGCGTTAAGTCCTGCTATCGTTGACGCAATAAAAGCTGCTGCACCTTTTATAGAAGCAGTTGGTGATCTAATAGCGGCAATAGCCCCACCAATACTAATGATTGTTACATTGTTGTTGAATTTGTTAGCCCCGGCGTTTGGTAAATTTACAGAAATTGTAGATAAATTTATAAAACCATTTTTAACAAATCTACCAAAGAATTTTGAAAATATGATAAATAGAATAATTAATAGTCTTAATAGTTTTATTGATACTATTAATGGTTTTGTTGATAGGGTTCAAGGTGTTCTTGGACGTATAGGAATAAATATTGATTTACCTAAATTAAGTAAATTTAGAAATATATCACTTGGTTTTGCAGAGAAAGAAGTTAAAAGACTTACACCTGCTGAACCGGTAGTTGATCCAACAACTGTTACAAAAACCTTAACATCACAACAACAAGCGGCACAAGCCGCAGCGTTAAATGCAGTAAGTGCAGGTGGTGTCAATATAAACTTTAACGGCAATGTAAGTAATCAAGCAGATGTTGGAAGATTGACAGTTGAAGCATTAAAGAAATTTGAACAATCTGGTGGTAGATTATCTAGGGTAGTAACAATTCAATAATGGCAGCACCAACAACAAGAGTAAGGATTGGTTTTACGCCAGATACATTTACATTAGATGATTTAATACGTGGTGTGCTTGATACAGGTAAATTAGGCGGTGCAACAACTCTTACAGATGTAACAAGTGATGTACAAAGTGTAAGTATATCACGTGGTAGATCAAGAGATTTAGACAGTTTTTTGACGGGTACTGCGTCCGTTCGCTTGTTAAATAATGCTAGAAAATATGAAAACACGAATACATCTAGTCCATATTCGCCCGGTATAGAACCTTTAATAGAAATACATATAGACGCGACCACAGACGGCGGATCAACTTATAAAGATTTATTTGTAGGTTTTGTAACTGATATTAATTTATCTTATCCAGACGGTAGTAACTCTTTTGCAGATTTTGTCGCAAATGACGCATTTATGAAACTTGCTAATACAGAATTGATTAGTCAAAGTTTTTCTTCGGCTACTAGCGGAACAATGATAAGTGCTGTTTTGGATAATACACAAGTAAAGTTTGGTACAAACAGAGATATTGAAACAGGCGTAAGTACAATGCAATCATTATCTAATAAAACAGAAAACACATTATCTATGTTACAAACAATAGAAAGATCAGAAAATGGAGTTTTGTTTATGTCCAAATCTGGTAATTTAACCTTTAAGTCAAGGCATACTACGTTCCCAAGTTCCGTTGCTGCAAC